GGTCAAGCAGCACAACTTCGGAAGCAATTTTCACGGATGAAAAAGCGTCAGCTTTTCAAACGTGGCTCCGAAGACTGGCTGAATTTCCAGTTTGGGTGGTTACCTTTCGCCAAGGAACTTAAAAAGTTCTTTGAAACCGCACGCGACGCCGACAAACACCTGAAGCAACTCGTGAGAGATAGCGGCAGGAATGTACGTCGTCGGTACAACTTCCCAGATGAGGTTACCACCACCGTGGAGGTGATATCAAAGAATTGGTATGGTTTACCAAGTCTTGATTCATACCTGGTGGATGGTCCAGGGACCCTGACTAAAACAGTTGTGACCCGACGCAAACGTTGGGCCTCTCTGTGTTATACGTACTATGTTCCAAAAGAACATATGGCCCGTATGGAAATGTTTTCACATTACCTTTACGGAACGCGTATAAACATGGATCTGTTGTGGTCTTTGGGACCTTGGTCTTGGGCTGTCGATTGGATCACGAATTGGGGTGATGTCGTTAAAAACATCTCCGCTTTCGCAAAAGACGGCCTTGTGTTGCGGTACGGTTACATGATGGAAACAACCACCGTGTTGACTGAGTACACGCTAAATGGTCTCCGCCTTTACGGGATGGAGCCATTGAACCTTACGCAGACCTTCGTATCAACTACGAAGCAACGACGTAAGGCCACACCTTATGGCTTTGGATTTGACCCTGGTACGTTTACGGCCAGGCAATGGTCCATAATCGCGGCGCTCGGAATTTCCCGTGCACCGCGCAGTCTCAATTTCTGAGACTGGTTAAACACCCCAACCACCGACAGAATTATCTGTCACTGCAGAAAGAAGTGCCTACATGGCTTTTGCTGACCCTCAGTCCGTTACGATTAACGGCTCTGCTAATACGCTCGCGCGTGTCGGCTTTGGCGCTAATTCCGGCATCTTTTCCAAAGATGACGGCAACGTCAAGCTTTCCATGCAGCATCAGTACGGTAAACGTACTCGCCGCACGGTTCGGCTCGACTTTGCGAAGATCGCCGCCGATCCTCTCATTTCCGCACAGAACATTAGGTACTCTATGAGTGCCTATTTGGTCGTCGATGTCCCGGTTACCGGGTTCACCGTCGCGGAAGCGAAACAGGTCGTCGATGGTCTGACCGCTTACCTTACCGCTTCGACTGGAGCTAACACCACCAAGCTTCTTGGTGGCGAGATCTAGTCGACGCTCAGTTGGCGGTCGACGGACTGTCGGCAGTAGAGGGCAGTAGGCTATGGATTCAACTACCTTCCAAAGGAGGAGCTGATGAAAAGCCTTATGCTTCTACTGCAGAGCGTACTCGAAGATTCGGGTACGTGGTGTTGCACTAGCACCACGCGAGATTTTAAAGAGATCTCGCGTCGAGTCGAACATGAGGGATTATCGTTTCTCACGATAACCTTGCCTACTTTTGGTTCAGACTTCGAGAGATGTCTGGACCAAGGTAGGGTAGTTCCCGGCACGTTCCTTTCGTTTAGGAAGCGTGCAGCTCTCCCCCTATTACTAGGAGGTTTGCTGGAACTTGTGTTCGACCGTTCTAGTGGTTCGCTTCTCGACCACCCGTCTGTGGATGCCATCTTCTTCATACGTCAGATAACTCTGATGTGGAAAAAGATCCTCCTACCCTGCTCTGAGAGCAGAGAAAAGAGAGCCTATGACGGGTACATCGAGTGTGAGAAGGAAGTATCGACGTGGTCGACGACCGCCCCCGAAGCCCTCATTGAGGACTTTGGCCGTGTCGCTGACCTCTGTTGGAGTCGGGTTCTTCCTGCTGTGGATAGAGATGTCCACACAGGTGTTCACCGACCCCGACATGGTCCAGGTGCTACGGCTGATCGTCTCTTCGGTAACGAAAAGTACGAGCTGCCTACCTGGACCCATCGATTAGACGAGTTCTTCCCGTCTACCGAATTCGTAATTCCTAATTCTGGGTTTTACGATCGGCTCGATGCAGTCGACTTCCTCGAACCTGAAGCAGAACTCCCCGTTAGGGTGATTTCTGTTCCTAAAACGTTGAAGACTCCGCGAATCATTGCCATCGAGCCTGCCTGCGTTCAATACGCTCAGCAGTCTATTTTGGCTTTGCTCGTTCGTGCTATCGAGAGGAGTGACTTTCTCTCAGGTAGCATCGGGTTTACTAAGCAAGGCCCTAATCGGGTTCTTGCGAACTTCGGATCGATCTCTGGATCGCTTGCGACCATTGATCTTTCTGAAGCTAGTGACCGAGTCTCCAATCGGCTCGTTAAACGATTGTTCCGCAACTATCCCACCTTGGCAGGTGCGATACAAGCGTCGCGATCGGAAAGAGCCGACGTGCCTGGCCATGGGATTATCTCCCTGACCAAGTTCGCGTCTATGGGTTCAGC